CAAGACCTGGCGCAAGCTCGGGCTCCCGGACGCTACCGTCGTGCGGGCCCACGCCGTGAGCATGATGGCGGCTGATGCCATCAGCAAGCTGCCCAAGCCGGACTTCTCCAAGTCGAAGACCGACGGCGTCACTCAGACCATGGCCGTGCTGGCCGAGGCCGACAAGCTCATCGCGGCCAACCTGGGCAACCCCCCGCCCGCGCCGGGCATGACCTACGTTCCGCCGGCCATCGTGGCAGCCATGGTGGAGGCAGCCGGGGGCCAGAAGTGGTGGCCCGGGGCGTTTGCCCAGCCCACCAAGGGGATGAAGATTGCCATGGGGCGCGGTGCCAAGGCCGGTGCGTCGGACGTGGCCAAGAGCTTCATCGAGCGCGCTCGAGCTGGGGTCACCCGCGAGGTGGCTGACGAGGCCCTCGAGTTCTTCTCCTCGCACCCGGGGCTCACCCCCACTGACCCGGCCTGGGCCGACGCGCTCTGCTACGGCGGACGGACCGCCCCCGACTTCTACCTCTCCCTCCAGGAGCCCACACCGTGGATCGAGACCCTGTACCCGACGACCAGCTCCCCCTCTCCGACCGTGGTCGAGACATCTTCGACCGCCACCTCCAGTACGAACTCCCCTCCGGCGCCCCGACCGACATCGACCCCAGCGACCAGTTCACCCGCGTCGCCGACAGCTGGCCCCTCCCTGCAGTCTTCGGTGTTGCCGTCGGCCCCAGCGGCCCGGCCTACCCCGCCGGTCCCGGAGGAGCCCCCGGCCCGATCCCCGTCGGAGGCGGAGACCCTGCCCGTGCCCCCGGTAGCCCCGCCGCGGGAGGACCCCCAGGCGGGGCTGCCGCAGTCGCTGTCCCCACGCCTGTTCAACCAGGGTGACCACGTCGTCGTGTTGCGCCGGGGCATGATGGACAAGATCGCCGTGGCGGCCGTGAGCGACGACGGGGAGCAAGTCACCGTGGTGTCCGTGGACGGTAGCCTCGCTACCCTGCCCGCGGCCGAGCTGCAGAGCCGGCGCTTCGACGCTGCCACCGTGGCTCGGCTGGTGAAGGAAGCCTACCTCGGGGCGAAGGTCAGCCTGGAGACCTACCGCAGGGTGGCCCATGCGGCCATCGAGGACAGTTGGGACAAGCTGTACAAGGCTGCCCAGGACGCCCTGCAGGAGATCCAGGCAAACGAGGCCAAGGCCAAGCAGGCCCTGGCGCCCGCTCCCACCCCGCCCCCAGCGGTGGTCACCCCTGTGGCTACCCCCCTGAAGCCGGCCCCCGTCCCGAAGAACCCCTACGCCTGGGTGGAGGACATCGTCACCCAGCGCTCGAAGGAGGTCACCGGCTACCTTCGCTCGCTGGGGGTGAGGAACAGGTTCGAGGCCCTGCGCGAGCTGACGGTCGATGCCCCTGTCTCGGCCACCTTGGCCCTGTCCATGCTGTCCCGCGTCGGGGGCCCCGACGCCGTTGAAGCTGCCATCGCTGCAGCGCTGCGGAGGTCGTAGATGTTGCCCACGAAGCGGGAGATGCAGGTAGCTGCCCTGTCGCCCATCACCGTCGAGGACGTCCCCAAGGCGTACAACTACGAGCCCCGCTGGGCGGCCACGGTTGCAGCGGCCATGGTAGCGGCCAAGGAGTACGCCAAGTACGGGGTGGTCAGCCTCGGTACCCTGTACCGGATGTCCAAGACCTTCCTCCCGGCAGCCATCTTCGCAGCGCGTACCAACGACTGCGCGGACTTCTCGATGTACTCCACGAGTCGTCATGTCCCCGGCTGGACCCCAGGGATGCGTGACAAGCGCCGGACTCCTACCCGGCGCGACGAGAAGCGCATGCAGGAGATCGCCGACTTCTTCATGGGGGGCGGTACGGACTTCTGGGAGAACGGGTTCGAGGGCTTCATCCGGGCCATCGTACCCCAGTCGATGACCTGGGACCGCTACACCTACGAGGTGGTACGGAACGAGGACCGCATGCCCGTCTCCCTGGTCCCGGTAGATGCCACCTCGGTGGCCAAGGCCATGCCGACAGGCAAGAACCTGAACGGGCGCTGGAACCCTCGAGGGGATGAGGTTGCCTTCCTGCAGGTGGTGGACAACAAGGTCACCGCGGAGTTCAAGCGGGGGGAGCTGGGTTGGGGGGCACGCAACCCCAGCACCCTGCTGAACGGGCTGGGGCATGGGGTGCCCGAGATGGAGACGGGGATGAACATCCTCGTCGACATCCTGAACATCTACATCGCCAACTCCGCCAGGGCCTCGACCGGGCTGCGGTCGGACGCGCTGGTCATCGTGAAGTCCGACATGGCCACGGGCAAGTTCAACACCTTCGAGCGGAAGGTGGTGGCTGCCATGTCCAACAACTCAGGGCGCCAGGCCACCCCGGTCCTGCAGATCGACCCCAACCTGAAGGAGGACGTGACCGTAGTCCCCCTCCACCACCCTAGCTCGGAGATGGAGCTGGGGGCCCAGATGGGGATGCTGGTCAAGTATTTCTGTGCCCTCTTCGACATGGACCCCGCCCGCATCCAGCAGGTGTTTGGGGTCGAGGGCCAGACCTCTACGGTCGAGTCAGGCAAGGGGCTCAGCTCCCGCATCCTCAGCGGGCACCGTAGCGCCTACCCCATGCTGCGCAACATTGCCTGGAACCTGACGACTACGGTCCTCTGGCACACCCCTGGCTGGGAGGACTACGTCTTCGAGTTCACCGGGCTGACGGACGAGACCCGCGAGGAGCGGGTGAAGATCGCAGCCATGGAGGCTGACAGCTACAAGTCCGTCAACGAGGTGCGCCAGGAGATGGATGAGCAGGCCTGGGATGATCCGATTTCTCGTAGGCCCCTGCACGCAGCCTACGCCCCCCTGACCCAAGCAGTGATAGCAAACGCGGTCAGCCCTGAGGACAACCTGGCTACAGATGCTAGCCTCGGAGTAGGGGAGTGGCTACAGGGGAAACAGGCTACCAAGCGCTAGCTTGTTGACACCGTACCCTACTACGCTGCATTTATGTGGCAATGACTCCGAAGCCCTACATCGAGGTGACCAGAGACGGCGACGGCGGTGCCTGGTATCACCATCGTGGCGGGCTGCTGGTAGGTACCCTGGCCAAGGCTGCTGGCGACCCTGAGGGGAAACCAGCAGCCTTGGTCAAGGCTGCTGGGTTTGCTACGACCGAGGCTCGCGACCATAGCAAGCACCGCATCGTCCAGACCGGCATCAACTGGGACATCTTCATGGGCAAGGGGCGTCGTAGCCCTGGCCCGGTGACCTACGAGCACCCCATCGGGGTCTCGAACCTCGTAGGGTTCCCCACCCTCATCGAGTCCCGGCTCGACGATGATGGTACCCCTGGTACCTGGGTCGAGACGGCGCTCTACGGGGAGCTGGACCTGGTCAAGGCCATCGTCGACAAGGCCCGGCTGTTCGAGCGCTACGGTAGCCACCAGAGCTTCGGCTGGAGCGTGGAAGGCTCCATCGACGCCAAGCCGGTGCCTGGAGACGGTGGCCTGGACATCATGAAGTCCAGCGTGTTCTCCCTGGCCATCACCCTGGTCCCCCAGAACCACCGCACCTGGCTGACCCTAGCGGCCAGCCTGAGCATGGCTGGGTCCGTCCCGCATGCTACCCCCGAGCCCGCCGTCGCGGCCGACGGTACCCAGGCAAGCATCTTGGCCCCTGTTTCGTTTGACGTCATGGTAGCGACTGTCTGCAAGTCGTTCCCGCACCTGAGCTGGGCCGCCAGTCGTGACGTCGTGCATCAGATTCTCGAGACCGCCGGGCCTGATATCCGGCAGAGAGGTTGAACGTGAGCACGAAGGCTTCCGATGTGAAGAGCGCGCTCCTCGGTGCCGGTATCCCCGAGGCCGAGGCTGACGCCCAGGTGGACCGCATGGTCCTGGAGAAGTCCATCACGGTCGATGACCGCACGATGGCGGTCGACATGACCAAGTTCGGCAACATCGTCGCCAGCCTGGCCAAGGCCGTCACGGCCCCGGCCGACGGCTTCTGGGGCGCCAAGGCCACCCCGGACGCCCCGGCGACCAACGTGGACGAGCTGTCCAAGTCGCTCGGAGCCGTCGGCGCCCGCGTCGACAAGCTGGCCGAGGCCAGCCAGACCAGCACCGAGGGTCTCGCCAAGGCGCTCGGTGCCCTCGGCGAGCTGAACACCGAGCTGGTCAAGGCCGTCGCCGGCATGCAGGCCAAGCTCGAGTCCCTCACCCTGGCGGCCCCCGCTGCCAAGGCCCCGATGGCCAAGTCGGTCGCGACCACCCCCGGCAACGACCCCCGCGCCCTTCCCGAGGGTGCCGCGGCCGAGGGCCCCAGCAACGCCGACCTCTACGACCAGGCCGAGGCGGCCATCGGTCGTGAGATGGCCTCGCTCGCCAAGTCCACGGACCAGGTGTCGCTCCAGCGCCGCCAGGCCCTGCGGATGGCGTCGGGCCAGCTGACGGCCTTCCCGGCGGCCCAGGTCATCAGCAAGTTCAACCTCCAGACCGTGAAGGGGGCCTAACATGGGGCTCTACGACATCAGCTTCCCGGGAGCCAACGAGACCATCGAGTATGGTCAGCTCGCGGAGATCAACGACGCCCTTCGCCGCGCGGCTCGTGGCCTCGCCAAGACGGTCGTCAACGTCGGCGGCACCGTGGGCTACCCCCAGCAGGCCGTCGCCTACCTCAGCCCCAGCGACACCTTCGTCGACCCCCTGCTCCCGCAGAGCATCCAGCCGGTCCTCACCAACTTCGACTTCAACGAGTCGCACCTCTGGTTCTTCCAGATGGTGGCCAAGGTCCAGGCGACCAGCACGCTGCACGAGTACAGCTCGATCCGGCAGCACGGCACGCCCAGCCTGAACCCGTTCTTCGCCCAGGGCGGCGTCGCGCCGCTGAGCCAGGCGAAGTACGCTCGCGGGACCGTGAAGATCAAGTTCCTGATGGAGTACATGCAGGTCAGCGACGTCGCTGCCATGCTGGGCACCGTCACGAACGGCACCGTGCTGGCACAGCTCACGCTCGACCACACCGTCAGCCTCATGCGGAAGATCGAGCACTCGATGTTCTGGGCTGACGAGTCCGTCAACCCCCTCGCGTTCAACGGCCTGTACAAGGCCATCAAGAACGCGAACAACGACGCCACCGCGGCGACGAACGGCATCGGCACCCAGACCTACTGGGACAACGAGGGCAACGAGCTGAGCGGCCGCCTGCTCAACTACTACCTCTCGATCCTCAAGGCCGCCCCCCGCTACGGCAACCCGACGCACATCCTGTGCACGCCGGAGCAGTTCGAGGCCTTCAAGAACCAGCTCCTGGTGCTCGGCCGCCAGTTCATGGGCCAGGGCGACGGCTACCTCAGCCTCAGCCCGGAGGGTGGCATCTACGCCACGGGGATGATCCCGATCGTCCCGGTGACGTTCCTCGCCTACCCCAAGGGCATCCTCAACGTCAGTGTCGGCGACGAGCCCCCGACCCTCATCACGCCGACCATCGGCCTCGAGGAGGTGCTCGGCCTCGGCAAGTGGACGGCCTACGACAAGACCAAGGACACGCATGTGGCCGTGGTCGCGATCGGTGAGGGCGGCAACTCGGCGCCCAAGTTCGCCACGGTGCAGATCGGTGACAACACCGGGCTCGCGACGGACACCATCACCATCGACATCGTGGACACCGGGGCGCCGTGGATCGGGGCTGCCAACAGCCTCATCTACTACTCGGTGTTCCTGGCGCAGGTGGCCATCGGCGGCGCGGACCCGTCGCTCTGGGACTACACCTGGGTCGGCGACTTCGCGCGCGTGCCGGGGACCAACACGGCCATCACGCTGCGCAACCAGAAGCGCATCGGCACCGCGCCGGTGTACATCATCGAGCTGAAGCCCGAGGTCATGCAGTTCACCCAGTTGCTCGACCTCACCCGGCGCAACATCACCGTGTCCAAGACCACGGCGACCCAGTTCGGCATCATGATGTTCGGCTCGTTCACCCTCATGGTGCCGCACCGCAACTTCATCATCGACAACGTGCTGCCGGGCTTCACGCTCAACCTCACCGACGCGGTGTCGCTGCCGTAGCCCCCAGGCTTGGGCTACCCAGCCTGAGTCTGAACTAGCAGGGGGCCTCGCAAGGGGCCCCCTGTTCCCCATGAGGAGAAGCATCACCATGATCCTGCACACGCGCGTTCGCACTGGCACTGTCATCCTCGACAAGGTCAAGCACATCATCCACGACTTCGTGCTCTACCCGGAGCCAAAGGCCTCGGAGCACCTCGACCTCGTGCTCAGCTCCAAGCTGCTGAAGTTCCAGAAGGGGGACACCCCCAGCCTGGAGAGCGTCCGCGCCCCCGTCCCTGCCCCGAGTGATGCCGCGGTGGGGGGCGGCAGCGAGGGTTCCGCAGGTGGGCCCCTCGCTGCCGGTTCCCGTATGACCCAACTCGACGTGCTGAAGACCCTCAGCTTCGCCGAGCTTCAGGTCATCGCCCAGGGCTTGGCCCCGGCTGAAGAGCTGGCCAAGCTCAAGAGCAAGAAGAGCCTCATCGACCTCATCACGAAGGGCCAGGGCTGATGCCCATCCAGGAGCTGGTCACCCCAGACTTCCTCCGGGCAACCATGCCTGGGGTCAAGCTCCAGACCTTCGACAAGGTGCCCTTCTCGGACGAGTTCCTGCAGCAGGCCATCGACCAGTCGGTGCGCTTCTTCGAGACGAAGTACAGCGTTTCGCTGACCGGGTCTCCGGCCCTGACCACCACCATCAAGCACGACGTGCGCTGGTCAGAGGCCGAGACCTGGTACCTCAAGCAGATGCCCATCCGCCCCGTGGCGAAGATCACCAAGTTCGAGTTCCGCTTCGGGAACTACCCCCCTGCCAGCATCGACCTTCGGTGGCTGGCCATCCGGGACCCCATCGAGGGCGTGGTCCAGATCATCCCAGGCCCTGGTGGCGTCACGACGACCCTGGCTGCAGGGCTCCGGTCGACGGGTACCATGGGCGGCGGCACCTTCGGCATGTTCCCCTACACCCCTGACTTGCTGCACTACAGCTACGTTGCGGGCTTCGAGAGCGACTTGCCTCAGGCCACGGTCACCAACGGCAACGCCCTGGTGACGTTCGACGCGGACATGACCGACATGTCCAACGTCACCCAGCTCTCGGGCGTGATGATGACCTACGGGGCCATCCTCAGCCTAGGCGGCGTGCTCTACAAGGTGCAGCGGGTCACCACAGCAGGGGTCACCCTGACCCGCCCCTACGAGGGGGCCACCGGGGTGGTCGACGCCATCTGGTACCGCTACGACCCCCTGTTCCTCGCAGGGGTCCGGGACTACGCCGCCCTCGAGGTGGTCACGGCTGCCAACGACACCGTGACCAAGGAGCCCGGTCTCGTGTCCGCCAGCATCGGCATCGAGGGCATGAACCAGGCCAAGAGCTTCAACCCCCGGGGGCCCTACTCCAACCGCATCGCGCTCCTGCGTGAGCGGCTGAAGGAAACCCACACGGCCTTGCGCCGACTCTACGGCGAGGTCAACCTGTTCGTGGAATGAACGACTCACCCCCCTACGTCCCGGCCAACATCGAGGCATGCAGCGTCGACCCAGACGCAGAGGACTTCCGGCGCCTGGTCATCCAGCACGGGACGCGGGTGTGGTGGGAGCAGTCGATGCCTTGCCCCTGTGGCGAGCGCTCGGTGTCCTTGGGGTCAGTGACCACGTCGCTGGACGTCCCCGACGGAAACTGCGCAGCTTGCCACGGCACGGGCATCCTTTATTTCGGGGGCCAGCAGATCCCGGCCATGGTGCTGCAGGCCAAGGACAAGCTCGAGTGGTACCAGCTCATGGGTGAGCTGGCCGCCGGGCACGCGATGTTCACGCTCCTGCCTGAGCACCTGCCCTCGTCCCGGGACCGCTACACCCTGATGGATGATGTGCTGGTCTACGTCGAGCGCAGGGTACGCAAGACCACCGTGGAGACCCCGCGCTACCCCATCATCCAGCACACCACCTCGGTGGGTACGGTAGGGTCCCTGGCCACCCCAGTCGACCTGACCCAGGGGGTCATCTACCTCCGGGGTGCCAACGCTGCTGGGGTCGTCCAGGCTGAGTTGCTGCCAGGGGTGGACTTCGACCTCGTGCCCCTCTCGGCCGATGGCCAGGGGTACGCCATCGACTGGACCAAGGGCGACGTGCTGGAGACCGCCCCCGCCGTGGGGTCCCGGTACTCCCTGCGCTACTACGCCCGGCCGCGCTTCGTGGCCGTTGAGGACGTGTACGCCAAGCGGGCCTACTACATCTGGTCCCAGCTGGAGGCTGTCCGCACTGCCTTCCCGACGGCGGTCCTCGCCCGGCTCGAGCACGCTGGCTGGACGCACGGTGAGAAGAACCCTGACGAGGCTGCCTACGCAGGTTCTGTGGGGCTCGGATGAACCCCATGAACATCCATCTGGCGCAGCTCTCGGCAGACATCACCAAGAAGATCCCGGACCCCAAGACCTTCCAGAAGAAGGTCTCGAAGAAGGTGCTGACGGCCGTTCGGGACCAGCTACGTACCATCGCAGGGCCCACGTTGCGCGAGGCGGGGTACTCGGGGCTCAGCGTTGGCATGTACATCAGCGCGATGTACGTCAAGCTCAGCAGCTCCGGGGATGGCATCGAGGTAGGGCTAGCGGACAGCGCCCCGTCCTTCGTCAAGGCCATGGAGTTGGGGTGGAAGCCCCCTGGCTCGGGCAACTGGGCTGACGGGCTGGGGAAGTGGGATGGTGGCGAAGCGGACATGCGCCCGGTCCTGTTCTCCAAGAAGTACGCCGGGGCCGAGCGGCGCGCCGTGCGCATGCAGACCTACGGGACCTTCACCACCATCGCTGCGAAGGTGGAGACCGTAGCCAACGCCACCCTGCGCATGCGTGAGCACTCAGACCGCATGTCGGTCTCCATCCCACAGGTGTTCAGCAAGGGATTCAGAGATGCTGGTGGTGACCACGCCCGGCGAAGGTTGATGAACTCGGCCGAGATGACCAACCAGGTAGCCCAGTCGATGGGCCACCATGTAGCATCCCACCTGGGCAGGACCCATGCCGATGACAGGGGCGTGCTGTCCCAGACAGGGGACGCCACTGGGGTGGGCAAGTCCGCCTTGCTGACCGCCTGGCCAGCTAGCGTCCGTGAGGGGGCCAAGAAGCTACTGGATGCTGTGGAGGCTGACGGTGGTCAGGCTAGCGTGGCTCTGCCCCGGATGCCCACCAAGCCCATGCACAAGGAGTCCATCTTCACCCGCATGTCGATGGAGCGGCTGACCCCTGGGAAGGCTGGAGAGTCCCGGCGAAACGCATTTGTCGACTACCAGCCGTTCATGCGCAACCCAGCTCAGGCCCCGTCAGCCTGGAAGCCAAACAAGTCCACCCACAACAGCACCCAGGCCATCCCCGCGGCTGCCATGGGGGGCAAGAAGTACAACGTGTACTCGGTGTTCCGCATGGTGGACCGCCAGGATGACGGCGTGACCTGGCACAGCGCCGGGTTCAAGCCCGTCAACATGCTGCAGAGCCCCGAGTTCGTGGACCTCTTTGCCCTGCACGCCAACCTCATCCTCAAGGAGATGCTGGCATGATCGGCTATGGCGACAGGCTGGTGGAGGCTGCCCTCAACAAGGGGTTCGAGCTGATCCTAGCAGACCCAGATCCTGTAGGGGCTCTGGCTCGGCTAGCCCCCTCCCCCCTGGGGGACCTCCGGCGGAAGTGGGCTGCACGGCTGATCTCCCAGACGGTACGGGTCAAGTCTGGCTTCATCACGGGGCTGGATGCACCCCTAGCCCCTACGATGTCCGTGGTGATGGAGGCACACCAGCAGACGGCTGACCTGCTCAGCCAGGGGGAGCGCTTCGATCCCGTGACCAAGGAGACCATTGGCTGGGACCCTAGCGTGGCCTCCGTCCGCATCTTCATCTACGGCCAGCACGTCGAGGACATCCGGCTGCTGACGTACTTTGCCCGGTCGGCGGTCCGTACCCTAGCCAAGTGGTGGGCTCGGACCGTAGGGGTAGGGGGCTCGATCGACACCTTCAAGTGGGTGAAGACCGAAGACCTCGTCCCCGACAAGGCTATCATCCCCGACGGGGTAACGGTCTACGCTACGGCGATGACCTTCCACCTGTCGTCCGTTGAGCCCGTCAAGCACATAGGGGTGTACGACGGGACCCTAGTAGAGTTCCTTTCCGTTGCGGAACAGGGCGTTTCAGTAGATGCTGAGCCGAACCCGGAGACCAGGGCCTTCGTGCCCTACGGCAGCACGGTGGTCGGCGGAATCACCCCAGAGGAGGCATAGAGATGGCTGGTGGACTGAGCTACGGCAAGATTGACACCGCGCTGCCGGGTGTCTTCGTGGTGGAAAAGATTGCAGACCTTGCGGCTGCTACCCCCTCGAAGGGCGTCCTCACGCTGGTGGGGATGTTCCCCAGCCTCAAGCAGGGGGTCGTGTACGGCGTCTCGACGGACGCTGCGATGCGCTCGCTGGCCCCGGGCGACGAGACCCTGGACGTCCTGAGCGACGTGGTCTTCAACCCGAGCCCCGACAGCGACGTGAAGGGCCCCTCGGAGGTGCGCCTCATCTCGCCCGTCGAGACCTCGCAGGCGCTGGGCCTCATCCCGGTCACCCCTGGCGTGGGGTCGGCCATCGCGCTCAAGGCGAACATCTGGGGTCTCCGTGGCAACTCGACCCGGCTGTCCGTCACCCCCAACGCCACGGTCGGCGGCTTCGACCTCGTCGCCAGCAACGGGGGCCTCACCGAGCGCTTCCGGGCGGAGGACTGCTCGGACATCTTCTCGGTGGCCTACCTCTACACCGGGGCTGCTGGCACCGCGACGGCCACGACCAGCTTCGACACCACGGGGGCTGGTACGGGTACGGGTACCCTGACCCTCGAGGTTGGGGACCCCCCGACGGGCTACGGTACGGACCAGGGCATCACCCTGCGCTTCGTGCGCACGGTCCCCCCGACCGCCGTGGCCCTGCTCACCGCTGGGGCTACCCTGTCCTGGTCCCCCAACGGCCCGGTCTTCGGCCCGCTGTCCATCGACTGCACGGGGGGTACGCTCGGCACGGGTGCTACCTCGCTCAAGGCCATCATCACCGGGGTGGACTCGGCGACGGGGATGGCGACGACCGAGGAGCTGATCCTCATCGACACCGAGGTCCCCGTGGTGACCCCTGGCGTCGTGGTGTCCCCCACCATCTGGGCCTCGGTCACGTCGGTGTCCATCTTCCAGAACACGGCCACGACGGCGTTCACCACCTCGGGTGCCCTGACCATCTCGGGCATGATCCTCCCGCCGTACACCACGGCGCGGGGCTTCACCAACGTGGCGGACGTCATCTCGGACATCGTCACCCGCAGCGGGAGCTACGGGTTCACGACGACCACGGCGTCGGCGCGCACCTACGACCTGGCCATCGAAGACCTCGACGTCATGGCCGAGGAGGCCCTGGCGACGGCGGTCGTGAGCGCCACGCTCTGGTCGCTGGTCACGGCCATCAACGGCAACTCGGCCCTCGTCTCGGCGACCGGGGTGGCGACGCCTACCATCGCGGCAGCGGCCTCCTACAGCTTCTCGGGCGGCGGCGTCACGGGTACCCCGTCGACCCAGGACTGGGCCGACGTCCTGGCCGAGCTGGCCTGGTACAACACCAACGTCATCGCGCTCCTCTCCACGAGCGCCACGCTGCACGCCCAGCTCGACACCCACCTCACCTTCATGCGGGGGAACGGGGCGAACGAGCGCCAGGGCTGGGTCCCGTCAGCGGACCTCGACACCTTCGTGCTGCTCCGCACCCGGGGCATCAACCTCAACAGCTCCGAGCTGAGCATCATGTCCAACGGGGGCTACATCAAGAGCCGCCTGGGGACCACCAAGGCCATCACGACCATCACGGCCTGCGCCAACATGGCAGCCTTGCAGTGCGGCGTCCCGGCGGCCCGGCCCATCAACGGCCACCGCACCCGGCTGACGTCCACCACCCAGGGCTGGACCCTCGGGCAGCTGGACGACATCACCCGCGCGGGTGTCACGGGCGTCATCGCCACCCCCGGTGACGTCCCCCGCGTCGTGCGCCACGTCACCACCCACGTCGCGACCGAGAACCTCTGCCTCACCGAGGGCAGCGCCCGCGAGTCGAGCTTCCTCTGCTACCGGGGCGTGCGCGCCACGGTCAAGGCGTGGCAGCGGGCCAACGGGTCCATCACCCAGGAGGCCGTGAAGACCCTGGCTCCGATGGTCGAGGCCACCCTGGACTCCCAGGCCCTCGGCGACCGCGCCATCATCTTCTCCTACACGGCGGACAGCGTGGTGGTCCGTCCGTCGGGAGCGGTCACGCTCATCGACTTCAAGTACCGCCCGGTGCTCCCCAACCTCTGGGCCATCATCCGGCCCACGATGGCCCCGGAGACCGCGACCATCACCATCGCGTAGCAGGAGCACACGTTCATGGCACTCGAAGACCTCCGCGCACTGTCTGCGCCCAGCGCCCTCCTCTACGTCGCCGGTGTCCAGGTTGGCTGGGCCGGCGGCGTCGACATCACCGAGACCATCACGAAGGTCCCGATCATGAAGCTGGGTGACGTGCACGTCCAGAAATACGAGACCACTGCGGTCTCGGTCTCTGGGACGTTCTCGTACATCCACATCATGCAGCTCCCGCTCTCGAGCCAGCTGGCGGCCATGGAGGGCATGTCCCCGGGCGAGCTGGTCAGCCTCTGGCCGAACCCCGGGAACGCGGCCCAGCAGACGTCGTCGCAGCGCTCGGACTACTATGTCAAGTTCCCCGAGCTGAACCTCGCGATGGTGGACAAGTTCAGCGGTCAGAAGATGATCCAGGTCTTCGGGCTGAACCCCCAGAGCCGCAGCTTCTCGCTGTCCAACGGCGGGCTCCTCGCGGTCAACGTCTCGTGGGTCGCCCGCGCCCTCGTGGAGCGCCCCATCCCCAACGCCGGCATATACAGCTAGGCGTCCCCCTTCCGTAGCGTCTCAGGAGCATCACCATGACCAGCCCCTTCCCGAGCGACGCCGACCTGGCCGCCCAGCTTGCCGCTGGGCCGGCAGGCTTCGTGGCAGCTTCCAAGGGGGTGCCCCCGGGCGCCCCCAACCTCTCCACTGGCCTGTCCCCGGCGGGCACCGTACAGGTGGCCCAGGTCGCGGCGACCAAGCCCTTCACCTTCACAGTGGTGAAGCGGGACGGCCTCGAGGAGCACGTCACCCTCATCGGACGGCTGCTCACCTTCGCAGACCGGGCGGCCATCGGGGCCACGGTCTCCAGGGTCCTGGCCGGGGCCACCACCGAGGGCATGCCGGAGGACATCGTCGAGCACGTCCGCAACGTGGTGACGTGCGCCAGGGTCTGGCCCGACCTGGCCCCCTGGCTCTTCCAGATGCTGCACGACAACGACTACCTGGCCGCTGGGTTGGCGGGGAGGCTCGAGTCGATGCGTGTCGACTACTTTCTCAGCGATGTTCCCCAGGGTAGCGGCGCTCCGAGCAAGCCCCGCGTGGTATTCCATTCGTAGCAACCTGCCCCCTCTGGGGGCAGACCCGCACCGGCCCTGGTGGCCTGCTCAGCTCGGGGAGGAGGAGTGGTTGGAACGCTACCTGCTCGAGCTGAGCGACAAGGGCTGGGCGCAAGTCTACGGGGACTACCGCCTGGGCCAAGCTGCGTCTGATGGCTTCATCTCCACGGGGGATGCCAAGACGGACGCCATGCTGAAGCAGCTACTTCAGGGGGCTAGTCATGGCTGACAAGAAGGTGGGCGTCGACTACGACCTCAACGTCCGCGTTGAGGGTGGTCAGGTCAAGAGCCTGAAGACCGACGTCCAGGATCTCAACCGTAGCCTCGACGAGACCAAGGCGCTCCTGAAGAGCATCCGAGAGGCCAACCCCACGTACCCTGGGCGTCTCTCGGCCGGTGGCTCCGTGCAGGCCCAGGGGTCGAAGGCACCCTGGGCCTACTACTCGGCGGGCGAGTCCTCGGCTGATGTCAAACGGTTCAGGGCTGCCTGGGCAGCCTCTGAGCCAGTGGATGCTGCCAGGGCTGCTGCGGACGTAGCCAGGCTTGATGTCGCCCACCGACGAGCCTCGCGCCCGATGTACGGGACCGAGCTGCCTGGGATGCTGGCTGCTGGGTCGCTGCGCAACCACCAGGGCCGCCTGGACATGCTGGCCAACAACCCGGATGCTACCCAGGGCGCCTGGGATGTGGCCAACGCAGCTGCACAGGCTGCAGTCAAGGGGGGCATCCTCAATGTCGGTGACGCTCGTGCACAGGACGTCTATGCAGCTGCCAAGGTCCGGTCGGCAGCTAGGGTAGACGTCGCGGCTGAGCTGGCCAACAGCATGCGTGCGGCTGGGCTGGACCCTGCCGGCCTCGATACCATGTCAGGTGGAAGTCGAGAGGCTGATGCCAAGCTGAGCCGGACCATGGCCTCCGGCCGTCGGCAGCTCAAGGCATCCACAGCCCGTACTCGGGCTCAAGCCAAGGCTCAGAGAGAGCTTGATTCTAGTTGGGCTCAAGCATCCAGCCGTCGGGGGCGCTCTGAAGACCTCGACCTGGACATTGAACGCGTGGCAGCCGAGATGGCTGACGCGGGCATCGAGGGACCTCTCAGGGCCTTCGGGGATGAGGACACTGCTGAGGGTGTGCAGTCCCGGCAGAAGTACCTCAAGCAGTCCCGGAACAAGTTGGGCATCGCAGGCTACAAGTACCGCACGGGCAAGGCCCTCATCGAAGGGCATCAGGGCCTGCAGAAGCTGGTCACAGACTACACAGCCCTGGGGGAGAAGGGCAAGAAGTGGGGCGTCCCGGACGTGGTCGACGCAGGTGTCCTTGCCAGAGCCAGCTCCCTGCTTGCCCAAGGCACGACGTCTGACACCCCCACGGCGCTGGTCCGTGAGCAGACCCTGATGACCCAGGAGCTGCGGGGGTACGTGCGGACTGCGCACAGCAACATCAAGGCCAACGGCACCAAGCCCCCAGACGACGGGGCTGAGGACCGTAGCGTCAAGGCGTTCGCCCGGTACTCCCTGCGGGGCCTGTCCCGGGTAGCCGGCTCACTGAGCGAGGGCTACATCTCCGGGGGCATAGAGGGCCTGAACCAGGGGCTCCTCGGCGGGGCCCAGCAGGGCTCCAACGCGATGATGTCCTACGGGCTCGTCAAGGGCAACATCCCCCTGGCCATCGCGGGTGCAGTGGGGGACATGCTCTTCGGGTCCTTGGGAGCGCTGTACCAGCGCGGCACCCAGGTCCGGCAGCGGGGCAATGAAGCCATGGGCGGGCTGGAGAACGCCTCGGCCTTCGTGGCCGGGGGCTTCAGCCAGGCCGAGGCAACCACCAGCGGGCAGCAGTCGGGGGACTACCGAGCGGCTGCCAGGGAGCTTCGGGAGGCCGGGATCATGGGCCCCAGTCTGATCGACATGGGGTACTCCACCCCTGCCATGCGGCAAGCGGCCGAGGCTGCCAAGCGCAGCGGGGGCTCGGAGGCTGCCCGGCGCCGTGAAGCTGTGGCCCAGGATGCCCAGGACATCGGAGGCATCTACGGGTACAGCGACTCGGCTGTCATCCAGGCTGTGGGGGCCTACACCCAGGCCCCCCGGTTCAACATGCTGACCAAGCGCCGGAACGGGGACCGCCCGAACCCGTTCGGGTCCGCGGCCTACAACATGCGGGCGCTGTTCGGCGAGACCAAGCTGTTCTCGGATGTCTCCATGGGCATGGGGACGGGACTCGAGCTTGGCACCGTAGCATCGCTCAGCTACCAGGAATCCATGGGGGTCCTATCTGGGGGCGCAGGGGCCGTGGCGGGCGTAGCCAACGCTGCAGGTTGGTACGGTGGGGCCGCCCAGGACTACGCATCCTCGGTGCTGGGCATGGGCGAGCGTAGCATCGCGTCCCTCGGTGGGCGCTTCGATGTGGGCTCCATGCTGCGGACCAACCAGGGGCTGGTGAACCAGGGTCAGAGCCTCGGCGCCATCCAGGCCATGAACCAACGCCAGCTTGGGGAAGCCGAGAGCGCCAAGGACTTCTTCCTCGCCCCCTACAAGGAGCTGGGCAAGATCGCGCGCATGGCCATGGCAGCGGAGGAGTTCGGGGACGACCCCGTCAAGATGGCCATGGCGGCTGGGGGCTACGCCCCGGCCAAGACCGCGGCCTGGATGAGTGCGACCGACCAGCGTGCGGCTGAAGGCTACTGGGCCTCGCAGGGCATGGACCCGGCGAAGGGCATGAACATGGCCGAGGTGGACATCGCAGCCCCGACCCCCAAGAAGATCGACCCGTTCGGCTACGCGATCGGGCTGGCCAACTCCACCCGGGCCATCGCCTACGCCAGCAACCCTGAGGCGTACCAGCGGATGACCGCGGTGCTCGAGTCCATGAACGACCTGGCCTCGAGCTTCAAATCCTTCATGGATGGCGCGGCCGGGGCTGGTGGGACTCGAGGGGGCGACTGATGTTGGACGACACCCCCATCAGCGTGGAGTTCCACCGTCTGGGCCTAGGCAGGGTGCTACGCCCGGCCTGGACCCGAGCCAACTGGACCAACGCCACCACCCCTGGCTACCAGAACGTCACCGTCGAGATGAAGGTCCCGCTCAACAAGCGCGACGAGATCCCGAAGGCTGGGGACTGGTACGTCATCCGGGACCCCCGCAGGGGCGTGGCCCTCGGGCGGGTGCTCTCCCCCAACATCACCATCAACAACATGGAGAGCGGCGCCACCACGATGTCCGTCTCGGTCCGGGGGGTAGGCTGGTTCGACCATCTCCGGTCGATGGCCATCTTCATCCGGCTCACGGGCAAGGGTCACGTCAAGGGTACGGACGAGCGCGTGCTGGCTGGGACCCTGTTCAGCCTGAGCTACTTCGCCACGAAGGCCTACTCGCTCTTGGCCAGCAGCATCACGGAGACGGCTGGTACGGCCCTCGAGCAGTACATCGCGCTGGTCAGCAGCATGCAGCTCCCCGAGACCCTGGGGGGCGGGAACCTCGTGGATGAGGTGGCCGTCGTCCACGACGAGGAGACCTCGAAGTCCCTGGCCCCTGGCTGGGTGAAGGAGAGCCTGGGGTTCCCTGGCTTCACGATGGCCAACATTGGGGGCAACTTCTTCGACACAACCGTGGGGGCGTTGATCGACAGCGCCTTCATGTACGACTCAACCTGGGTGGAGCTGTTCCCCATCCTGCAGCCCCCGGTCTACATCAACGGCCAGGGGCCACAGCTGACGGGACTCGAGCTGGCCATCGGTGCCCGCCCCCTGGTTGTCTACCGCACGCGCCCCTACCGCACGCGCCGGCTGGTGGATGACGTCGAGGGGGATGCCAGCAGCATCGCCCCCATCTTCAACACCGTGACGTGGGACATCAAGACGTCCGGGGCCAACCCCCGCATCCCGGCGAACCTGGTACGCAACCTGGGTGACATCCGCTACGTGATGTCCGACCACGTCAACACCGCCTCAGTCATCCCCACGGGCTTCGGGGCCTCGGAGTCATCCTCGTCCGCCCAGGCTTGGGGCCTGCCCCTGGCCAACGAGGCAGACATCCTCAAGTACGGGCTGCATCGGGCGCTGACCAAGTGGCCCTTCATCGGCACGGACGGCGGGGACTTCGTCAAGACCCTGCGGGCTGTGGCAGCCAGCACCCTGCAGCTCTACCGGAACGGGCACATGTACGGGCATGGTTCGGTGACCACCCCCCTGGTCTACGTCACCAACGGCAACCCCAGGAACCGGGATGCCACCCCTACCTACGACCCAGAGACCTCCACCCGCCAGGCCCTCCAGCCTGGGCAACTCCAGACCACGGCCTACAACGGCCAGCTTCTGGACGTGGAGCCCGGCAAGCACCTGTCCATCGAGATGGGGGACCGCAACCAGCGCACCCTGTACGCCTACTGCACATCGAGCCAGCATGTCATCCAGCGCAACCCCAACGCCACCTGGCATGGGTCGTCGACACACGCCATCACGCGGGCGATGTGGGACGACGAGATCGACACCATCGGGACAGCCAAGGTGTACCTCGACAAGCTGCCTGTAGCCGCCCCAGCAGCGTCTGACACCCCCTGGTCCACGGGAGGCGTGAAGGAGCTGCAGCCTGTTCCCTTGGCGGGCTTCAAGTACAAGGGCACCGTCTACCCCCTGAAGAACGCCGATGGCTCCTCGTGGGGTGGCACCGTCAGCTACGCCCAGTCCCAGTTCCAAGATGGAAGCACGGGCAAGTACCGGGAGGGCAACCTTCAGCTCACCGTCATCCATGATTCGGACTCGGGCACCACGGCTACACCCAAGCGCATGGCGAATTACTTCCAGAAGTCCCTGATGGATGGCACCGACCCCAGGTGCGTGAACTTCATCATCGGGGCTGACGGCAGCATCTGGCAGACCTTCGACGCGGCCGTGGCTACCTGGCACACCCCTAGCCTGGGGGGCTGGGTTAACAACAACGCCGTGGGCATCGAGCTGGTGCACACGGTCTCGAACGGGAAGAAGCCCTACTCGGCCACGAACACCAAGGGGTGGCTCTTCTCCACCATGACCCTGGCTGAGATCCAAGCAGCCTGGCCTGGCATCCCGGCTCCCTACGGTGGGGCCACCACGAACATCACGGTAGTGGACTACCGGGCATCTGAGATGCCCGACTACGGCCCGTTCAAGATCGGCGTGCCCTACTACACCCGGGTGGAGCATCAGTCCGGGGCCGTCGAGACCCTGCTGCACCGGAACTTCCTGGCTCCCACAGAGGCCCAACTCACGACGCTTCGGGCCCTGCTGCGGGGGCTCAAGAGCGCTGCCGGGCTACCTCTTCGGTCCCAAGTGAGTGCGTCGGCTTCGGTCCTCCGGCTCAAGGACCAAGCAAAGGCTGTGGACCTGGCCAGGGGTGGCGGCATCTTCATCCACACCCAGCTAGCCCCCGGGCATGCTGACGTAGTTGGCCTCCACCCGGGCAAGCTGGTCGTGTCCCTATGAGCCAGTCCCTCCAATCCATCATGCTGCGCGGGGGCGGTGACGATGCCATCGTCACCGCCGTCGGCGTGGAGAACGGCATCCCCTTCGCGGACGTGCTGCAGCTCTACGATGCCGTCTGGCACCGGCGCTGCCCCATCATCCACTGGGGTGGCTGGGGCGGGCAGTCGTTCAATGCCATCAGGATCCCCCCGGGTCCGTTCGACCCCGAGAAGATTGGCCAGTACCCCACCGCCCTGGTCATCTACCGCTCAGGGTCCCAGACCCCGGTCGTAGTGGGCCTGACCAACCCTGGTGCTGGCAAGGGAGCCATGACCGGGGAGTCCCAGGAGGACACGGACACCAAGGACACGGCCGTCACGGACTCCGGGTGGAACAACGGGGGGTCGTACCTGGGGCTGAAGGATGGCACGGGCAACATCCTGGCCTCCCCCAAGAACGACATGCTCGTCGCCCTTCGGTCTGGACAGGCCCTACGCCTGTCCGTGGCCGGGGATGACGACGGGCGCGTAGCCTTGGTGGACCCACTGCTCAGCTACCTGGTGGAGCTGACTGCTACCGTCCAGCAACTGGCAACGTGGGCTAGTGCCCTCGTGACCGTACCGCTGCCTACGGTTCCTATCACCTATGGACCCGTGGTACGGTTCCTCGGGTCAGCACCCACGCCCCCGGCTCCGGGAGACATCTCGGCGGGCGCCCTGCACGTCCCCAGCAATCCTGAGGGAACATGAGCAGCCCGAACCTCACGCTCCTGCCCCCTGGCTCCACGCTGTCCGGCATCCTGGCAGGCCCTGGCACGCCGGACAACTCCCATCCGGTGGAGCCCAACCCGGACGTGTACGATCCCGACAGTGGGCCCAGCGAACTTCAGCCGCTGTGGACTGTTCGTGCTGGGTACCTCAACCCCATCAACCGCCCGCTGTCCTCACCCGGTGGCTCTACGGATGGGCCAAGCTCGGGCTCGGCCGGCACGGCTTGGTCGGGCACGCACAAGGGTGTGAAGAACTACGGCCCGAAGTCCGCCACCCCCAGCAGGGTCACGTCCTTTCAGGCTGGCTTCGAGGGTGAGTACGTTGACACCTACGCGTCGACCCACACCCTGACCCTGTACGACTACAGCGAAGTCGAGCCCACCCGTATCGAGACCGAGGGCTCCGTCAGCCTGCCCTACGTGTCCGAGCTGCGCCGCCTGTCCCCGGCAGCCCTCATTCGGTCGTGGACCAACAAGGGCGTCTACCGGGAGCACTCGGGCTTCGCCCAGCATGGCTTCACGCTGGCTGGGCGGTCTGGGTACTCCTACGGGGACCTCATCGCCTTCGGCAGCTTCGTCACCTTCCTCGAGCACTACGGGTCCATGAGCAACGCGGAGGCCAGTGCCTTCTACCAGGGGCGCGACATCCGGCTCGTGCTGAGCTTTGGCTTCGAGGGTGAACGCTTCTGGTGCGACGTCGTCACGTTCGAGTACAAGCGCGTGGTGTCCAGCTCGAACGTGAGCTTCGAGTGGAACCTGACCCTGGTGACCAACGCCCCAGACAACGACCCCCAGGGTGTGGGCATCGCACTGGGCGCGGCAGCCAGCCACGACTGGGTGCGGGACATCTCCCGGAACGTCGAGGGGTTCTTCGACGGTGGGCTGGGCAGGGACTTCGACCTGAGCGAACCCAATTCGCTGCTGGCCGACACCCTGCGGGACGTCGGGGAGGGCGGGGGCATGTCCGTCCCCGCCCTGGCATCCTACGCTGATGCCTACAAGGGCCCGGCGGATGCTCGAGACCAGGTCAGCAAGCACACAGGGCTCCTGGGGCGCGGGCGTACCACGCTGGAGTGGGTGCAGGCTGCACTCGACAAGGTGGACCGGGGCATCGACACCACCTGGGCCATCTACATGGCCTGGCCCCGCACGGGCACCCAAGCCCTGATGATGGCTACCGAGATGCTGGGGCTCTATGCCACCGTGCGCTGGTACTCCATCCTGCGCTCGAGCTACCTGGCGATCCTGGGGTCCCAGGGTGCCCGACGTCGCTCCCCCCTGCAGGGGGACGACGCGATGTTCTACCTGGACAACGTGGGCACGACGGTCGTCGGGGGCGTGGTGGCCATCCGCCACGTCATCGAGCACGAGGTCAACGCTGCTGACGTGGCCCGGAGCGTCTTCCAGGATGCCTCCCGCTGGCGGGAGATCGCCATCCTGAATGGCATGAGCGACAGCCGCACGCTGGGGGATGGCAGTGCCCTCCGGCCAGGGGTCGTGCTGCTGGTACCCGCCGATGGCTCCGTATCTTCCCCGGCTGAAGTGCTGGGGGTGGACCTGGCCACGACGTCGGACGGGGACATCGTCGCCACGGCTGACGACTACACCTTCGTCTCTGGGGTGGCCTGCCTTGGCCAGGGTCTGGACCACCGGATGCGTACCATCCGGGGGACCAACAAGACGTACCCCAGGTTCGGCATCCAGGACCCGCTACGCCTCAACCCGATCGGGGCCGTGGTCACCATCAAAACCGACGTCTACGACCAGCTCATCCGTGAGCCCCGCGTCCGCGCCGTCACGGGTGTCTCTGCTGCAGTTCGTGGCTCCACCATCGCAGTTGCCTATGGGGTAGTCGCTGCAACTGGTGGTAGGGTCTCCTCAACATCCGTAGCGGGGTAGCCGTGCCGATCCAACCCAGATTGCCCGCCGAGATCCTGCAGAGCATGGTGGCCCGCTTGGTCGCTGTGTCTCCGCTGACGGACATCGCTGAGGGTGGCGTGGTTCACTCCATCCTCGGGGTGGTCTCAGACGAGCTGTCCACGATGGAGCAGCTCATCTTCGAGCTGTGGTCCGCCTGGCTGTTCCGGGCCACCGGCGAGCGGCTGGACATCGTGGTCTCGGCCCTGCCCATCTCTCCCCGCCATGGGGCCCAGTCGGCTCGGGGTGGGGACTTCGTGGTGTACCGCTCGGCTGCCGTGGACACCATCATCATCCCGGCGGGGGGCCTGCTGGCGTTCGACCCCACCAGCCCTGAGACGACGTACACCAACGAGTTCGAGATCGTCTGCCTGGCAGGGGCCCTCACCACGACCTTGAGCAACGGCCTGCCCATCTCGTTCGTGTGCACCGTGGCAGGGTCCAACCGGGGGGCTGCTGCGGGGCTGGTGGCCCAGCTCCGGGCCCCCTACAACGACGTCTACGGGCTGGCCAACGCCACGTCCATCTCGGACGGCACAGACGGCGAGACCGACTCCAACCTCCAGGCCCGTGCCTGGGCTTGGGTGCAGCGGCTGGGCATCTGCCAGCCGGACGCCATCGAAGGACTGGTGCGGGACTTCGTCGACTCTGACGGGCGGGCAGCAACCTGGGTCCGGGTCGTGGAGTACCCGGGTGTCCCAGGGTACAGCGAGGTGCTCATCGACGATGGCAGTGGGTTCCAGTCGAGCGTGCGCCCTGGGACATCCACATCGGGCATCGTGCCGGCTGGCATCTCGAACAGCCGCTTCTCGTTCTGGTTCGAGGCCCCAGCGTTCACCACGCCCCGGCTGGCCATCACCCATGGCGGGACGACCCGTACCTACGTGCCCCCGAACCCGGCCCTGGTCATCCACCAGGAGTCGGGGATGGCCTGGACGGTGCCCACGGCGTCCCCGATGGTGATGAGCCCCGGGGATGCCTGGCGGATGAGCAGCTACAACGTGCTCACGGGCTACCCCAAGTACCTGCAGCAGCTCCTCAACTCGTCCGTTGCTCATACCGGGACGCGCGTCCGGGTGACCCTGCCGGTGCTCCAGCGCATCACGCTGACCGGGACCTACCGGGCCAGCGCAGGGTACTCGGCCACAACGGTGCTGGCCCGGCTGAAGCAAGTCATCACGAACTACTTCAAGCAGCTCGCCCCCGGCCAGCCCTTGGTCATCCATGACCTCCACGACTTCATCGGGTCGGCTGCACGTGGCCCAGCCATGGTGCCCGGCTTGATCGATGTCACGTTCGACCAGACGAACACCGCCCCCACGGCCGACAACCGGAAGCTGTGGGTCGACGACAACGCCATCTCCCTGACTCGAGGGTAGCCCATGCTCGGCGACCGCGTGCAGTTCCCGCTGGCCTTGCAGCGGCTTGTGAAGAGCGACTTGCTCAGCATCCAGAGCCTGCTCACTGACACCCTCGTGCGTAGCATCGCCGGGGTGCTGGGGCGTGCCTGGGGGGCGGCGTCCTACATCGACTACGACACGTCGGCCTTCAGCGTGGACCCCGTCCCGGCGAGCGGGGTGGTCAACATCGGCCATGGCCTGCTGGTTGGGGTGATGGGCTACGACGACCCCAGCCCGACGGCAGACATCACCCCCTACGGCGGGGTGTACGTGCACGACCCCGACCGCCCGGCCCAGGCAGGGTCGAGCAGCGTGTCGCTCACGGGGGGCGTGCACCGCTTCATCCTGTTCCGGCGGACGGAGCGCACGGACCAGGGCATCGCCTCCAGGGTCTGGCTGAACGTGGCCACGGGCGCCCTCGAGATTGATCCCAGCACCCCTACGGAGGTGCACGAGGTCATCGAGTTCACGGCCTCGGCCACGATCACCACGGGCCTCATCACCGACGACTGGTTCCCGATGGCCACGGTCAGCTGGGACGCCGGGGTCCCGACCATCACGTCCATCCCCTTCATCGAGGGCCCGACGCATGTCCTGGATGGGGGCTTCGTGTCCCCGCCTCCCAGTGACGCCACGGGCGTCGGGCTCGTCTCGCAGCTCCAGGCCCTGTGGTCGCAGATGCGGGCCGTGCTCAGCTCCGATGACCCCGGTGGCGTGGTCGTGCCCATGGCCCCCACACGGGGGCTGGCTGAGATCAACGCCATCCTCGACACTGGCGTGGGGGCCAGGGCCCAGGTACTGGGCGCCGGGGCGGGGCTGTCCACCTACTACTTCGTCGCGGACGGCATCCTGTCCATGACAGGGTCATACGTTGGCAACATCATCACGGATGTGACTGCTGGCTACCCTGGCGGTCCTCTGGTTGGACCGGACGTCCTCAACGTCCTGGTGGCCACACAGGCCCAGTTGGATGCCCACAGTGCCATCACCTACCCCGCCTCAGGTGATGGGTACGCAGTCCTCCGCATTCTGTTCCCGGCTACGGTCCAGCGCCTCGTCCGGTCAGTCCAGTTGACCACCCGAAGCAGCTTGGCAATCCCGGGGTACATCGCCAGCCACTATGGCACCGAGCGCTTCGCAGCTGGGGTGGTGTCGACCTTCAACGAGGTCTGGGTGCATGTACAGGTACTGGACTTCGCAGGTGCCCCGGTCAACACCGAAGTCAGCTTTTCCATCTTCAGCATCTAGGGGGCTTCGTGGCTACGCCAACTCCGATCATCACTGAGGGCCCCTACGTCGAAGCTGCCTGGGCTGGGTCTCCGGTGCCCAGTGTCATCCTGCACGGGGGTACCAGCGTCAGCGGGGCCACGTCCATCACGACGTGGCTCTGGTCCATCGTGTCCTCCAGCCTTGGTGCTGGGTCCCTTGCGTCTCTGCTGAACGCTGACACGGACACCGTGACGGTGCAGGGCATGGTCGAGGGGGAGGCCCTGCGTATCCTGCTCGTGGTCACCAACGACCTGAGCGAGTCCTCGCTGAGCAACGCCTACCCTGTCCAGAGTGGCGGGGTCTTCGTGGGCCCACCTGCTACAGCCTTCGTGGTCGTCGCCAACAAGCTCGAGCACACGGGCTTGGTCATGTACCCCCCTGGCGGGCGGGACTGGGACAGCCGGGCCTTCTCCCCACTGGTCAACGTCGTCGAGGCTATGGAGCCCCGGCTGGCTGCGGCCGAGGATGCCACCGTGGCGGTGGCTACCGTCCTGGCACCTGGCACCGTCAAGCTCTCGGATGCCCCAGTCGACCCTGCAGCTCCGGTGGTGTCCAACATCCAACGCGTGGTCCTGTCAGGCAGCTACACCGGGAACCTGGCTGTCGTGGCTGGTGGTAGCTCTGTCCCTGATGGACAACGAAGCGCTGCCCAAGTTGCCCTGATGGTGGTGGGCAACATGTACCTGGATGCCTACATAGGCATCCTTGGGCAGCGCGGGACCTACGCGGGGGGCACGAACCACGTCCGAGTGGATGTCTACCTGATGACAGCCGCCCAATACGCAACTGACGACTTCGCTGGGGCTGCCAGCTTGAGTCCACTGGCCTGGGCCAAGGATACCTCGACTCGAGTGGCCACCATAGTCCCTGCCCCCGGGTACCTGCTACCGTCTGGTGCCATCCTGGCGTTCGTTGTGACAAACGCCCCCACTACCCTGGCTCCGGCTGACCTAACGGTCAGTGTCCACTGCCACGCCAAGCTCTAGGAGGCCCTGATGGCAACATACGGGGCCGGGCCTGACGCAGGGTTCGGGTCAGACAGCGCCGCCTTCGATGCAGGGTTCGGGGACCCGGTCATCGAGTACATGACTGGCACGGGCTTCGGAGACCCCCAGGACCAGACCACGGAGACGGTCTGGTTCATCGCCGGGATGCTACCCATCCAGGCATACCTGTGGGTGCCACCCCTTGGTCGGGTGGAAGTCGGCGAGGAAGGCGGCTATCTCCTCACCATCTACGCTCCGCTGGGGTTCATGGCCGGGAGCTACCGGGTGGACTTGCTGGACTCGGACAGCGTCCAGCACCCCATCGCCGAGCCTGGGTGCCACAGTGGCGTGCCCGGCCAGGGTCGGGCCATCGTGGCCACCCACGGCCGGACTGAGCTGTCCTTCGGGACGCCCCCCATGTTCCCCGGGGAGTACCGCGTCAAGCTGCTCGCCCCCAACGGGGTGTCCATGATCCTGGGTGGCACCGTGGTGTCACTGCCCCTGCCCCCGGCAGCCCTCGTCGACCGGATGGCCTCCCGGCTGCCACGCATCTTCAAGACCTCCTGGAGGAAGCCATGACAGGCATCTTCGAGGACCCCATCGACTACACCGCGTACCCCTATCCGAACCCGATGCCGCACTTGCCGGCGCTGCTCTACGTACTCGGCAAGGAGCTTCAGGCTGTGGGTGGAAGGTGTGAGGCACTCGTCTCAGCAGACTGGACCCCGGCGACCGCCACGGAGTTCCTCCCAGGCTACGTGCAGCTGGACGTGTTCAGCACCCTGGGGTTCCCCGACACGGGCACCCTCAACGTGGATGGGTACCACGTACCCTACACAGGGCGCGCGGCTACCTACTTCGTCGTGGCCCTGACAACCCTGCCCCCCTGGACGCTGCTGTTCGCAGGGTCCAACATCACGCTGGCGGTCACCTGATGAACACCGCTTGGGGTACCCTGTGGTCAGCCCTGCGCAGCCTCAGCCTGGGGACAGCGACTGGCCTGGATGCTGACGAGCTGCAGCGTCAGGCCGGGCTGCCCTACCTTGGCTGGCCCACCAACACCGATGCCTGGCTGGTAGCCTGCAACGCCGTAGCCTTTGGCCGGCGAGGCACTCGCCCCGTGCTGGTTCAGTTCCTGGCGGACGCACTGGTAGCCTGGTCTGAGACCATCACGGTCACGGGGTACGCCCCGGCTACGGTCGGCGGGTCCCCCCGCATCGGCGGGGTAGGGCTGACGGATGCCCACCAGAACCGCATCATCCGCACGACCCTGGGTACCTTCTTCACGGGTCACATCGATGGGGATGGCTACCTCACCCTGCCCAACATGGGGCTCTGGCTGGATGACCCCGCGGCGGTCTGGGCGGGGGTGCCTACCACCACCTTCGATGTGGAGTTCACGGCCTTCGTCGTGAACACCCCTGGGCCTGGGATGGAGGAGCCCGGGTACGGGTTGTCCGGGGCCTACCTCGACCCGGTCTTCAAGTCGAAAGGCTACCCTTGCGTGGTCGAGATCGTGCTGGTGGGGGCCTTCCTCGACACCCAGCCCCCCTGGCCGTACCTGTTCGAGGGGGCCGAGACCTACCCTGCTGGGACCTGGGGCTCGCTGCTGTACGAGGCTGGCGAGGACGATCCTGACCTACGGGGGCTGTACCTCGTGGACGAGGACTTCGTCGTGGCTGCCCCAGACCTCACCAGGGTCATCGACCGCAGCATGCTAGCTGCGGGGGTGCAGCCCCGCATCCTGATCGGGCTAGCCTTCAACAGCCCCCCTGAGCTAGCCCCACCCGGGGATTGAGCTAGGGTCCCGTGTGGTGTCAAGCACTACCGCTTGCCGTAGCCCCTGGCAGGCCCCATAACTAGCCCCAGGAGGCCCCATGTTGAACCCTCGTCTCAAGCTCCCCACCAAGACCGCCGACGCTGCTGGCGAGGTCTACATTTGGCCTGGCGACATGGGTGGCCAGCAGATCGATGCCTTCGACATCACCCTCCAGGTGAAGATGGCGGCAGGCACCGCCTCGGTGTTCGTGCTTGGCCCCCTGGAGGAGTGGGCCCTGTGGCGCGATGGTACGGCCATCCCCACCATGGCTACGGGTCAGGCAGTGGTCATCACTGAGGGTGCCTGGGGTGGCATCAAGGTGGTGTTCACGAACGCCGCCAACACCGGGCTGGTGGGTACCACGGTCGTCGAGAAGGCTGGGTTCCGCCGGTGAGCGGACTGGTCCCCAACCCCCGCCGAGCACCTGGTGCCATGGTGTCTGTAGCCCTAGCCCCGCCAGCCACGGCAGGGGGTAGTGCAGGGGCACAGGCCATGGGCGCTCCGCACATGGCAGGGGACAGGATGGCCTTCGCCGCCCTCTGCATCCCCATCCCCGCATCCCTGGTCCTGGGCCTCGGTGCCCCTGCAGTTGCAGCCGGCCCCTTCGCCACAGTCTGCACCCCCATCCCCGCGTCGCTCGTCCTCGGCCTGGGCGCGCCCGCGGTGACGGCCGAGAGTGCGGGGCCGGTGTGGCTCGGCACGCACGGGATGCTCACCGACGGAGCGGTGTTCGTAACTGCGCCTGCAATGGACCTGTCCGGAGCGCACGAGATCGTGGTGCTCTGGGAGCGCGACTCCGCGAGTGCGGTGCATTTCATGGCCTGTACAACACAGGGCACCCAATACACGCATACCAACGCCAGCACCACGGCGCTACGGGGAGGGGTCTGGGACGGGTCGGTATCCAGGGCGGCGAGCATCGCGGGGGCGCTCTCTGGGCGCCACCTCACTCATTTGGCGATCGAAAAGTCAGGATCAACCCATACCCCCTGGGTCGCGGTCGATGGGGGCGCAGCCGCGTCGGACGGCAGCGGGCTGCCCCTGACACTGACCGCAGCGCTGATCAGGATCGCACAAAACCCCGGCTCGCTAGCGGCGAGCGCGGCAGGGCTGAGACTGCGCGAAATCACCATCTACATCGGCGGCGCCCTGTCTGCTAATGACCGCGCCGCGCTCTACGCGTCGGGTGTTCCTGGCGACATGCGCACCCGCATCGTGCGCCAGCCCGCCCGCTACTACGACCTCAGCAACTTTTACGACTCCGGCGCCGGAGTCTGGAAAGTCAGCGACCTCATCACGACCGACGGCACCACCGACGGCACCGTGGTGGGCGGAGACAACACCGACTTTGTGGCGGTCTGAACATGAGCGCAGCGCACCATTACTGGATCCTCGACGACACCGACGCCGCCATCGGCGCGGCCATGCGCGCGGCTGGCGCCGGCATCGTGCCAGGCGGGCTCGCTACGGGGCAGGGTGCGGGGCGCAACCTCGCGCTCATCAAGGTCCGCGCCGAGGCGGCCGACACCGCGCCCGCGGGCGTCACCGAGATGGGCCTTGTTGCGTGGGCGGGCACACCTGCGACCGAGACCGCTCCCGCTGTCGTCGGCTTCTCTCAGACCGGCCCCTGGGTCCCCTGCACCCCGCGGACCGACTGGACCGGCGCCGAGAAGGCCGTGCTCATCCCCGAGGCCGACGCCGGCCCGCAGCACGGCGACCTGACCACGGCCGAGCGCGTCGACGTGGCCGGCACCATCTGCCGCCTCATCCGCTACACCGGCACGAAGCCCGCGGCGCTGGCGGCCTACAGCTACATCGCAGCCGCCGACATCCCCGCCACCCTCACGCAGCAGGTGCCCTGATGCCCGAGACCTTCTTGTGCGGCGGCGCCCTCGCGGCGCCCGTAGTCCTCACCAGCGGCGCCAACTTCCCGCGGTTCCCCGCCTCCAGCCCGCTGCTCAGCGTCCGGGGCACAGGTACCACGACCGCCGTGCTCGACGCCGGGGCGACGGCCACCGCAGGCGCGGCGACGCACGTCTCGCTGCACACCGCCACGCCGGGCCTCACAGGAGCCAACGAAGTCGCCGAGAT